CCGGTTCTGCTCAAACGCATGTAAATCAAAATGGCGTAGAGACTCTGGTGCCGACGATGTTTATTCTCAGTGCAAATTCTGCGGAACTGAATTCAAAGCAAACAAGTACTCAAAGACCCAATACTGTTCAAAGGGGTGTTCGAGAAAACTCTGGTTATCAACAGAAGATGGGCGAAATCATCTCGAAAACCTTGCGCGTGCAAAGCGTGAAGCCAGCAGGAAGAAGTGATGTGTTTTGCATGGAGGTTGAGAACACCCATGCTTTTGCGGTAGCGAACGGAGTTATAGTACATAACTGCCGGTACGCGATCATGATGAAGCGCGAGGCCAGGGTGGCGCCGCGGGAAGAGCGCAGGGAGCGGAAGCGCGACCGCAACTGGAAGACGGCCTAAATCTAGGATCAAGCCAACAAAAATACTGGCTGGCGGTCCAGAATCTACGCAATTCTTTCTGCGCGGAAACTGGAATGAACCTGGACCACCCTATTCTCTCTGCCGATGGCGGAAGATATTTCGCCGTTGGCGGGCCTTCTGCCTACAAAACCATGGAGCATCGCGGCTACACCGCGAGCTTTGAATGGGTGGATGGGGAACCGGCAATGCTGATGTACCCGACGCGCGGCGGGCTCGACGCCGGCGTGTTCGGCATCTGCCTGTCCTCCGCGGCGAAGTATGCTGACCCGAACGGCGACCCGACGAGGGAGTGTTGGGTGGAAGCCCTTCGTGCCCTTCCTGTCCTCGGGAAGGCGCAGATCGACATCGAGTGCCAAACCCTTGTCGCCTGCATCATTCACTGGATGCCGGAACTGCTGCATATGCCGTACTGCCCGCGTGACGTGCGCGTGGCCGACCGCCCGGCGCCGGTGTGGGAAATCTCCCACAAGGATCAGAACGGACGCTTGTTGAGCGAGGCGACGATATGAAAGAAGCGCAGTCGAACAACCCTAAGAACGAAACCGGGACGAAGACCGAGAGCGAGCAAAAGCTCCACAGCCGACTGATTACCTGGTTTCAGCAAGAACTTCGCTGGCAGTCGGTCAATCGTTTTCAGCAGGCGATTGACGAGGACTACTACGATTCTGATCCGTTCACCGTTGAAGAGAAGGCGGTTCTCAGGTCGCGCGGCCAGGCGGCCGTGGTCTACAACGAGACGAAGGCTACCGTCGACTGGCTGATCGGGACCGAGCGCCGGACCCGTACAGACTTCACTGTTCATGCTCGGGAAGAGTCACAGGCGGCAGAGGATGACGCGCAGACCAAGACCAAGCTGCTGAAATACCTGCACGATGTGAATCGGACAGAGTTCGAGCGCTCCAATGTGGCGGACGACGTTTTCAAGGCAGGAATCGGATGGCTGGAACTCGGAATCTCTGAGGATCCTGATGATGAGCCGCTCTACATGCGCGCCGAGTCGTGGCGCAACATGCTTTACGACTCGCTCGGTGAGCGCCGCGACACAACGGACTGGCGCTACATATTCCGGTTCCGCATGGTCGACCTCGACATGGCCGTTGCCTACTTCCCAAAAAAGGAAGCCGCATTGCGCGCGGCGTCCGTGGCGTCCGACAGCGACAGCTACCTGGAGTGGTGGAACGGCACCGCCATGTCGGACATTGGGCAGGCCTCGCCAATGCCCGGCAAGTACGTGATGTACGACTCTGACGCCTGGTCGAGCAACCTTCGCGAGCGGGTGCTGATGATCGAGTGCTGGTATGTCGAGCCAACGGTCGAGTCCACCAACATGGGGCCGGCCGTCGTTGATCGGGTGCGCCGCAAGATGCGGGTGGCGATCCTGACCGAGAAGGACATCATTTCCGACCAGCCGAGCCCGTACAATCACAACCGCTTCCCATTCGTGCCGTACTGGTGCTATCGGCGGAAGCGCGACGGCGCGCCATATGGGGCAATCCGTGCAATCCGTGGGCCGCAGGACGCGCTCAACAAGCGCATGTCGAAGATCCAGCACATTCTCAGCCAGTCGCAACTGATTGCCGAGGCCAGCGCATTCGATGACGCGATAATGACCGCGGAAGAGGCGCGCGAGGAACTATCGTCGCCCGATGGGCTGATTCTGTTGGCGAATGGCGGCCTGCAGAAGATCAAGGCCGACCACAAGAACGATGTTGCCGAGGCGCACGTCCGGCTGATCGAGGCAGACACGGCGATCATTCGCAACTCTGCAGGCGTGACCAACGAGAACCTTGGGCGCGACACGAACGCGACAAGCGGTATCGCGGTGCAGAAGAAGCAGGACCAGGGATCCGTGGTTACTGCTGAAATCTTCGACAACCTTCTGCTGGCTCGACAGCTTGAGGGTGAAATCTGCCTGTCCCTGATCGAGCAGTATTACAACCAAGCGAAGGTCTTCGCGATCACCGGAGAGCGCGCCAAGCGCGAATACGTTTCGATCAATCAGCCGGATCCTGTCACCGGCATGGTGCTGAACGACATCACGGCCAGGAAATGCCAATTCACCATCGGCGAACGCAACTGGAAGCAGACGCTTCAACAGGCCGCTGCCGAATCGATGATGGAACTGCTGCAGCAACTTGCGCCGACCAGCCCTGAGCTCGTTACGTCGCTGCTCGATGTGGCAGTCGAGTTGTTCGACCTCCCGAACAAGACGCTGATCTTGCAGCGGATCCGCTCTGTTACCGGGATGACCGACCCGAACGAGAGGCCGACGCCGGAAGAAGAGGCGAAGCGCCAGGAAAACGACCAGAAGCGCGCCGAGAAAGAGCGCCTGGAGAACGAGTTGCAGCAAGAGCAGATCAACAAGCTGCGTGCCGAGGTCGAAAAGCTCAAGGCGGCCGCGGTCAAGGACGGCACGGAAACCGCCTATGCTGCGATGCAGGGCGCCCAGGTCATTGCCACAATGCCGGCCGTCGCGCCGATCGCCGACGAGATCATGCGCGGCGCTGGATACCAAGACCCGAACCCGGCCGGCGCCGACCCGAACTTCCCGGTTCCGCCTGTTGCAATGCAGCCGCAGGTCGATTTCCCAACCAATACCAGCCCGATGCTGCCGGCGACCGCCGGCACCGGAGAGACGGCTGGAATCGAAACGCAGGCGCCTGACGGTGTGATTGGTCCTCCATAAACTTTCAATGATGGGCACCAAAAATACTGGCTGGCGTCGTAGCATCCGAGTTATGACAACCTTTAACCTCGCAGGAGCGACATAAATGACCACCTATTCCGATGCCGAGTTGGCCGGCCTGACCCCCGACGAACAAGAGGCGCTGCGCTCCGACGCGGCTGTTTCAGCCGAAGCCGAAGCCGAAGCCGAAGCGAGTTCCGAGGCGGCCGCTGCCGCCGATGCCTCTGCTGCTGCCGTTGCGGCCGAAGAGGCTGCAACCGTTGCCGCCACGGCCGAAGCAGATGCGGCCGCCGCTGCCGCCGCGGGCGGCGAACCCGCAGCCGACAAGCCGGACGGCACGGAACTCAAGGCCGCCGAGAGCGCGGAGTTCACCCCGAAATTCACGGCTGACATGCCGGAAGGCGCCGCCGATCGCCTGCTCGAAATCCAGACGGAAAAAGATAGCCTGGTGGAGCGGTTCAATGATGGCGAAATCGACATGCCGGCGCTGATGGCCGGAATGTCTCGCCTCGACGACGAGCGGGTTACGCTGGTGGTGGCGCAGGAAAACGCCAAGTTCGCAGAGAACCAGAACGCCAGTCTGCGCACGCAGCGGTGGGTGTGGGAGCAAGAGCGGTTCTTCGGCAACGACAAGAACGCTGCCACCTACGCCGACCCGGTGATGGTTGCTGCGCTCGATTCCCAGGTCAAGATCCTGGCGAACGACAAGGCCAATTCCAGCCGCAAGGCCTCATGGTTCCTCGAAGAGGCTGATCGCCTGGTGCGCGCTCGCTTCACCGGGGCTGCGACACCCGCGACACCCGCGACACCCGCGCCGGCGGCGGCCGGCCGCGAGCCGCAGCCAACGGTACGCACGCTGGCCGGGCTTCCTGCCGCGGCACCGGCGCCGGTCGGCGACGATGTGATGGGCAAGATTTCTCTGCTGGAAGGCGAGGATCTTGAAAAGTTCATGGCAAAGATGCCGACCGCTGACGTGGACAAGCTGTTGAGGGCCGCGGCTTAATGGCCAAGGGGGCGATCGCCGAGATTGAGGTGGGGGAAACCCTATGCGTCGGTGCGGTTGCCCTCACGGTCGAACAGAAGTCCGGCCGAAAGGTTCGGTTGAGGATTGTGGCGCCGCTGGACATGAAGATCGTCCGCGGCGCTACGAAAGAGAACGGCGAAAGCCGATTGACTGCGGGTCATTCCGCGTAACGCCCGGTTTGGGCAACAGATGCGCAAGAGTGCGTCATGTGCTATCTATCGTTGAAAGGATAAAACATGGCACGCACTACGATTCTCCCCACTGACGCGGCTGCCCGGAAAGTCTGGTCCGCCAAGGTCGCCATCGACACCAAGAAAAAGTCGTTTTGGGACAAGATGACCGGGACCGAGGCTGACGCCCTTCCGGTTGTTGCCAAGACCGACCTCGAATCCGGTCCCGGCGATGAAGTCACCACGACCCTGATTGCCAAGCTGCGCGGCAAGCCGATCGAAGGCTCGGAAAAGGCCGAGGGCCGCGAGAAGTCGCTGGCCCACTACACGCAAAAGATGCGGATCGACAAGCACCGCCAGCCGGTCAACGTCGGTGACGTGATGACCCAAAAGCGGGTCGGTTTCTCCATTTCGGAACAGGTTCGCGCCAGGCTCTCCGATTACATGGCCGAAATCCACGACGAGCAGGCGCACATGACCGCCTGCGGATCCCGCGGCGACGGCGACGAGATCCAGCACTACCCGGTTGGGTATGCCGGCTTCCCGAACGCCTTCACGTCCCCCGATGCCGCCCACCTGATCATCGGTAACGGCAAGACGACTTCGACTCTGACCGGCGCCGGCGACACCAACATGTCGACGGCCATCATCGACCGCGCCCTGGTTCGTGCCAAGAAGATGCTCGGCATTGAGACGGCGAAGGGCGCCCGTATGGAGCCCATCAACGTCGACGGCGGCAAGTCCTTCATCATGCTCATGTCCCCGGAGACGAAATACGACATTCGCCGGGAAGTGGGCGATGCCGGCTGGCTGACCCTGGAAAAGGCAAAGGCCGCCGCTGCCGGCGCGAAGAGCCCGATTTTCACGGCTGCCGACTCCTACTACAGCGGCGTGCTGCTGATGGAGCATGAAACCTGCGTCAAGCACGCCACGCTGCACACCAGCAACGGCTCGGCCGCGGTTCCCACCGTCCGCAATCTGTTCCTTGGCGCCCATGCAATCTCGGTTGCGCACGGCATGAAGGGCCAGAACGGCAACGTGCGCTATGAACTGACCGATTCCGACCTGGACCACGGCGAGGAAGAAGTCATCATCACCCGCATGATTGCCGGCTGGATCAAGAACAAGTTCAACGGCATGGACTTCGGTGTTCAGGCCTGCGACACCGCCTTCACTTCGATCAGCTAACTACTGATCTTCACGACGCCGGCCGGGCCTTTCCTGGCCGGCTAGGAAACCCAGGAAAACAGGCGAAACCACAATGCAATATCAATCGAAGCAGATTGCCAACAACGAGGCGCTTGCTACCGCTGACGGCGCTACCGAGGTCATCGCCATCATCGGCGACTTCACTACCGTCACCGGCATGGTCACGGGCGAAATCATCGAAATGTGCGGCCTTCCGGCCGGCTACGTCCCGGTCGATGTCATCGTCGCTTTCGACGCATCGGCCGGCGCCGCTTTCACGACCGACTGCGGCGTGCTCTCGGGTGACTACGGGTCGACCGCTGTTCGCACGATGGGCAACGAGGGCTTTGCCGCCAACTCGGCCGGCCAGGGCGCTGCCGGCCTGGTCCGCGCAGTCAAGCCGGGCCTGGCCCAACTCGCCCCGACCGACAACGACCGCGGCATCGGCCTAAAGATCGTTGGAACCCTGACCACCCTGGTCGTGGGCACCAACATCAGAATGACCCTGCTCGCCCGTCCGGCGCGCAACGGCGTCTAAGCAATGGGACGCCCGCGCAAGAGTGCGATTCATCCGGAAACGGGTGGGCAATTCACAGCGGGGGCCGCAACGCCCCCGTCTGGTTTTGCTGTATCGCGGTCGATCAGCGATATGTCCGGCGATGTTCTCAAGGCGCACGCGCGCAAGCTCGGTATCCCCGAGCGTGACGTGAGCGGCCTGTCTGAGGATCGGTTGCGGCAGAACTGCATGGTCATGGTAAACGAGTCTCTCGGAGACGACTGATGAAGCTCTCGGCTCTTCGTTCCACCTTTAGGGTTCGCGCCGGCGACACCATAAAGCCGTACTACTGGAAAGACCCCGAGGTCGACGTGTTCATCAACGAGGCGTACACCGAGGCGGTCGACCGCGGCCTGGTGATCTATGACCGGGAATCATTCACGATCGATGTCGAGCCAGGCGTGACCGATTACCAACTGCCGCCGGCGGTTATTCGCGTCATGGGGGCCGCAGTCACGTCGCGCTCCGGGGTGGATCTCACCGAGCCCGAGCCAATGCGCCTTGGCAACCGGCGCTACGACTTCACGTCGCGCGAGTTCATTGACGGCGCGGCCTATCGCATTGACGAGGACGGCATGTTCGTTCTGGCGTCGTCGCCGACTGAGGCGGCCGTGATTGCGATCGAGGCGCATCGCTATCCTGAACCGCTCGAAAGCGATGATGACGAGCCCGTGGTCATGGCGATCTACCACCAGAAGATGCTCTCATGGGCGTTGAAGCTGGCCTACTTGAAGCCGGACGCCGACACATTCGATCTAGGTCTGTCCGACAAGCACGACGAAGAGTTCACCAGAACATTTGGGCCGCCAAAGACGGCCCAGGATCACCGGCAACGGCGCCGCCGGCAGGCGAGAAGCTACAAGACGCCGGGTTACTAGATGACCCGCGCAGGCGGGTTGTTTTTTGCCAAAATACTGGCTGGCAGCGTATAAATCAGCATCTAATCTTTCCGCGATTTCGACAATGAAACTTTCCATAAGCGGCAACACCCTCTACGCCGACAACCTGAAAGTCGGTTTCTGTGAGGCCGGAAATGAGCGCACAAGTATTCCCGCTGGACACTACCCGGTCACGATCGAGTTCAGCCACGTCCACGACCTCGAACTGCCAAAGGCCGATGGAATCGGATGGATTGGCGCTTCTCATGGCTGCGACATCGTTTTGGGTGGAGTCATCGGTAGCTCTGGCGTCATTCCAAGCCGCAATCCTCTTGGCCGCCTTCTCGCGATGATCCAGGCGAAAGAGGACATGGGGTCAAGCGTTACCATGGAGGTTGCGTGACGACAATTGAAGAAAGGCTAGATGCCCTTGAATCGACGTGTCGGACGCTTTCCGCCAAAGTCAGGGCGCTTGAAGCGCGAGATACCAGAATCACCACCCCCGAGAGGTTTCAATGTTCCAATTTGATCTGCTACCCAACTGGAAAGACGTGGCCAAGAAGGCATGGAGCATGTGGGGAAACTACATCACCATGATCCTGGCTGGCATGGAAACGGTATCCGTCGTGTTCCTGAATGGCGAACCGTCGCTGACTGTGACGCTGGCGGTGTTTGCGGTGATCGCACTCTCGACCGGCGCGCGGCTGGTATCGCAGACGGGATTGAGCAAATGAACCCGCGCTACCTGTCCCGCAAGTTCCTCCTGACGCTGCTGATCGTCCTGCTCGGCACGTTGCTGCGCTGGTTCGATATGGTCGACGGCGGGATGTGGGTCACGGTTGTTTCGCTGGCCCTGACGGTCTATGTCGGCGGCAACGTGGCGCAGAAGAGGGTACAGCCATGATCAACGCCAAGTACGCGAGAACCACGGTCGCCGCCCTTACCCTGTCCGCCGCCGGCTTTGCCGGGATCGTGCTGCATGAGGGCTACTCCAACAATGCGATCATTCCAGTCCCAGGCGACGTGCCAACGGTCGGCTTCGGTTCAACCGTGCATGAGGATGGTCTGCCGGTTCGCATGGGGGAGACAATCACTCCTCCAAAGGCTGTTCGTATGTCCGTGGCGCACATTTCCAAGGACGAGAAGGGTGTGCGCCAGTGCCTCGGGGAAACGGCGACGCTGTACCAACATGAGTGGGACGCCTACGTTTCGTTCGCCTACAACGTCGGGCTGCGCAACTTCTGCCAGTCATCCATCCCGGCCAAGGTCCGCGCAGGCCAGTACGCAGAAGCCTGTCAGGTCATGGGCCAGTTCGTTTGCGGACCGGCGACGCAAGCCACTCGGGCGAAGCCTGGGCAGAAATGCTACCACCCCACCAGACCGTTGCGGGTTCTTCAAGGGCTTGTTAACAGGCGCGGCGAGGAAGTTGCTACCTGCCTCGGTGAGGGAACCAAATGAACACGTTCCGACGCGGCATCATTTCTTCTGAAATTACTTCCCTCTGCGATTCGGAGCGGCGCATCAACGTCCTGATCACAGCCGAGGAAAAGGCGCTCGAAGCGCAGCCCGATTCAATCGAGAACTCACAGCATTCCGCCGGAACCCGTGTCGCCATCGCCACGCTGAAGTTCGCTCGGGATGACGTGCAGAAGGCGATCCGCAACCTGAAGACCGCGCTTGAATCCGAGAACATCGAGCACATCGACATCGGGAGCGACCCGTGCTCGCCATGATGACCCCAACCCGATACCTGCTGCTCGGCATGGCCGTTGCGCTTGCAGCGATGGCGCTGCTTCTGTTCGGCGCGAACGCGCGCGCGAAGCAGTTCAAGGCCGAGCTTGAAACATGCACCGCAAACCACAAAGCGTTCGTGTCCCTCACGAAGTCTGCTGGAGAACTTGCCAAGGTCAAGGCCCAAGCCACGGAGTTGAAAAATGAAATCATCGTCGAACAAACCCACACCGGGTGGGCTGCTGCTCTTGCTTCTGTGCGCACTGACGCTAACCGTGAGCGGCTGCGCGTCGCAACCGGTGGAGGTTCCAGTGGCGGTGGAGTGTCCACGCCCACCCAAGATCGACCCTTCAATGCTGGAGCCGACGCCAACGCAATACCTCCTGCCGCCCGAGTTGCGCAGGACTGCGCGGAAACAACCATAACGGCGAATTATTTGCAGAGCTACATCGAGAAAGTCGAGGCGCGTTGATGTTTGAACATTCCGGACATTTTGAGTGGTTTTACCGGGCAGTAGAGAACGCAAAGGACGCTCTCGCTTCGTTCGTGTTTTACGGTGTGACGCAGCAGATGTCGATCAACACGTCAGCCGTCGCTACGTCGGTCGTCGTCGGTGTTCTGTCTGCAATGGCCGCGACATACATGCAGAGCGACCGAACAGCCAACGACCAGAAGCGCGAGGCCGCCGCTAATGCCGAGTTCCGCCAGGAAGTGAAGGAATACATGAAGAACCAAAGGGACAGCCTGACCCAGGTTTATGAGAAAACCGGGCGCCTCGAAGTAGAGATCGCTGCGATGCGCGGAGCCATGAGCGGGATGAGCGGGATGAGTGGTATGGGCGGCTCTCGCGGCCAACGGGGGGTGAGCAATGACCGGTAACGCTCTTCTGTCTAACAGCGCGCAGATGGGCTAGGGCGGTATGCCCATTCTGACAAACGTGGTTCAATGACTAGGGAAGCAAATGGCAATCAAGCACACCCTCAACATCGTCCGGGGCAAGACCACGCAACTGGTCATCCGGTGGGAGACGACGCCGGTTGTCTCGAAGGCGATCACGGCCATCTCACTGGCGACCGGATTCCCTCGCCTAACCGTGCCTTCCCACGGCATCCCGAACGGCTGGCGTGGCTACGTCGTCGGCGTGCAGGGCATGAAGCAGATCAACGCCGCGAACAATCCGCCGCGTTCGTCAGACATGCGAGAAGTCACCGTCATCGACGCCAACACTGTCGAGTTGAACGGACTGATTCCGGTCGATGACAGCGGCCGCGAATGGCCTGCCTACACCAGCGGCGGGTTCCTGCAGTACAACACCCCGAAGAGTCTTTCCGGTGCGACGGTACGGGTCAAGATCAAGGACCGCGTTGGCGGAACCGTCCTGCTCTCGACCGAAGCCGGCGATGCGCCGCTGAACCTGATTACGGCCACGGCCGACGACGCTAACAAGGCGATCACCATTGAAAACGACGCCACCACGACCGAAGACCTGACCTGGGACAAGGGCGTGTGGGAAGTCGAAGTCGAGTCCTCGACCGGCGTGGTCGAGTCCGTCATTGCGCCCTCTCCGGTCACGGTGGGGGATGAAGTTGTTACCCCGTAAGGAGACGCAAAATGTCCGCATCAAACACAATGGAAAACGACCTGCTCAAGATGATTTGTCAGGGAACCGACCCTGCATGGAGAGCTTCTGCAACCGGCTATTGGGCACTATTCACCGCCGACCCGACCGAAACCGGATCGCTCGCCAACGAGTGTAACTACACCAGCTACGCCCGAGTGGCACAGACCAAGGCAACGGCCTGGACTGACGGCGGCTCGACCTTCTCGAACGCAGCCTTGGTTCAGTGGCCGCAGTGTACCGGCGGCACAAACACGGCTACCCACTTCGCCTGGGTGTCATCGGCCTCGGGCGCGACAGATTATATGGTTTCTGGGGCGCTTGGTTCGTCGCTCTCGATCTCGAACGGCATCCAGCCGCAAGCCGCTGCCGGCCAGCTTCAACTGACCGCCGACTAACATGGCCGGGTTCGCCAATGCCGCAAGATGGGCCGAGTGCAAGGAAGCCGGGAGGTTTCATGTCACTACGTTCCGCAAGCAGGTTGCGTCAGCGGCGACGGTCGCCAACTATTTCATAGACTATACCTACTTCGCGGGGAATCCCGTCGCCAACTTCTACGCTTCCTCACCGCTGGAAGCGGCGCACATCGAGGCGAACAAGGGCATTCATCTGCGTGACGTTGGTTCGTCGCAGTACGTCAAGGACTTCTGCGTAATGACGGCGGCTTCCTCTGCCACGGCAACATCGAACCAGAACCAGCGGCTCATGGTGGCGGATTACTTGATGTACTACCCGTTCATCGACACCGATGCGGTCGGCGAGCAGCAGGACTTGGTTCAGGCCGTTTCCTTGCCGCGCTACGCGACCGAAGGCGGGCAGATCATGTGCGTGGCGCAGTCCGCAGCTTCGACGGTCGGGACATTCACGATGTCCTACACCAACCAGGACGGCGTTTCCGGCACGATTGTCACGTCGAGCACCACTGCGGTTGGCGGGTCATTGCCGTTCGTCGGGCTTCAAGAAGGCGATGCTTGGGCACGCTCGATTGAGTCCGTTAATTTCTCTGCGGCCGGCGGCGGGCTGATGGCAGCGGTCATCGTCAAGCCGATCTTCCACACACTGGCAACGCAGGAGTGCCGCCGCACAACGACGGGCAACCTGGAGTCCTACGGGGCGGCGACGCACATGGAAGCCCTGATTCACATGCCGATCAACGAAATCAAGCAGGGCGCCGTGCTCGGCGTGATCGGACTAGGCAACGCGGGGTCGCTCGCG